GCAACCTTTTGAGGCCTTTGGGCAAATGTTTATTCCTTTGCTGTTTTGATTGTAAGGCGCTAGATATAAAATGTATGTATCCTGTTCGTTTTTATTTGTCTTTGCGTTTGTGTTTCCTTTGCTTAAAAGGTTTTTTGGTTTTGTATACATTTTATTTAGTTTTTAATAGTTTGTTTTTATTGCTGCCAATCCATGACTCAGGCCTCTTTCGTATTGTGACAAAGATAAATTATATAAAATATTATTTATTTCTGTTATTTCCTGAGCCGTCAATATTAAATTTAAATTATTGATTTGTTCGTATGCTGTTTTTAAATTGCTTTTTTGCATGATATATTTTTTTAGTGATTAATTGCATAAGATGCACCCTTTGCGCATTCTTTTAATATTTGATTTGCTTTTTTTAGTATTGTTTTTATTTGTTGCATTTTAGTTGGTTTTATATTGGTTAAAATTGTTTTATTAATTTGATTTTCTAGAAACTTATAATTTTGTTTCATTTCTAAAAAATCCTTTTTTAATTGTTCAGGTGAATATGTTTTATTTATTTCTTTCATTTTATTAGTTATTAAATTATTCAATTTCTATAATTTCCCTTTCTTTTATTACAAAGTTACTCCAACCGTTAAAACGTACAGTTGGCAAGCCTCGAAAATTGCCGTTTATAATTCTTTGCGCTTTAAAATTTCCGTCCCTTGTCAAACTCCTGAAAGTTATTTTTTGACCGATTTTAAAATTTATTTCTTTCATTTTATTAGTTATTAAGTTAATATTTGTTTTTGTTTATTACAGATTTTCAATTGTTAGTTTTTAATTATGTATTTTATTGTGTATTTCAATATGTATTTATAAACATTGATGTTGCCTTGCCATCTACCAGACTTATATATTTTCAATATGGATTTAATGTTTTTAAAATATACTTTCATGATATAAATTTTTAGTGATTAAATTAATTTTAAACAAATGTACAAAAGTTTTTCTAATACGCAACAAAAAAAATAAAAAACTTTGCATTAATTGAGTTTTTTTTGTGGCAATCCTATTTTTTACCTGATTAAATTTGATACATGGAATTTATTAAAATGTACATGGGCGCAAATACAAAAATATTTTCATTTATGCAAATGATATCTTTATTTGTAATGAGTATAAATAATAAAATTTATACCCCCATCATATTAAACGCCCCCCATCATATTAAACATAGGAGGCAACCCCATCATGTTAAACATACCCCATCATATTAAACATAATGCAAAAAACAGAATACACAATAAAAATATTGGAAACTAAAACAGGAAGTTTGTACGCAAAAGTTATAAATGATGAGACAGAAAAGTGTTCAAGATTTTACATAAGTACTAAGCAAAGTAAAAACCATAAGTTCATACAATACAATCTAAGGTCTGCAATGAACAAGGTTAAGTAGTACCCCCTTCATATTAAACATACCCCTTCATGTTAAACATCTTATCTAATTGTGTAGACACCACTATTGATTCCTTGTATTAGATACATCATAGCGTATCTGATTGCATCAATGTAGTGATTGAATTTATCTACTGGAGCTTCACCTTTACCTTTCCAAACATAGTTATTTATTTCTCTGATAATACCATGAGAATTCCTATCTACAATAATCTCATAATCTTGCATAAGTGCAATACCAGATAATATACTACCTTTCTTTTTTATAGTAGGTTTTATGTTAAGTCCCAATGTCTTTAGTTCTTGTATCAGTCTGGGTTCTGAATTATCACAAATAATCAAATCTAAGCCACATTCAGTCTTATTCTTCATATAAACCTGAGAAGTGCTTAAACCCTTATTACCAAATATCTCCTTGACCCATACCTTTCTAGCATTTTTATCTACTGAAATTTTTACAAGCGTTGTCAAATCCTCAGAAAATCCAAAATCTTGACCGTAGCAAGTCAATTCTGTAGGAATGTAGTCCCCAACTCTCCACTTTCTAATAATAGTTCCTTCAGCCTTATTTAACCATCCTCCTAGTATCTGATGTTCGTATTTATCAGGTCTTTTCTTCTTCATTGTGTCTATTTGCTGTAAAAACGACTCTGAAAGGTTATCTTTGTTATCTCTGTATGTAGTATGTATGTAAGTAACGTTATTTCGAGTCAAATTAGAGCCTTCCTTGACATTTTCTGTCAAAAACCACCTTTTGTATATCCAATGCTCTTTTGTGGTCGGATTTAGTATTAAAATGACTCTATTTTGCTTCAATTGTGAACGTATAGAGAAATCTATCTTGTCAAACGTCTCTTCATCGACTAATTCTTCTGCTTCATCCACTACAAACGTAGTTACACCATTTAAAGACTTCAAAGCAGCTGTTTGGTTACCACTAGAAGTCCTAATACCCTTAAAAATGATAGAACTACCTGTTTTTAGGTTCATTATCTCATCTTTAGTTATCCTAAAGTCCTCATGAACACCCATAAGGTTAATTTTCTCTATAAATTCAGGAATAATTGATGTATGAGCTGAAATCATAGTATAACGAGAGAATAATACTTTGTGACCAGCCTCATAAGTAAGGTTAAGTAGGAATACGTTAACACTAAATGACTTACCAGAACCTCTACCTCCAGTAATAACATAATATCTTGAATCCCTTTGGAATAAAGGAATGTATTTATTATGAATATTTAGTTTACTCATCCTTTTTGTCAGGAGTTACATCTATAACCTTGTCTTTTATCTTTTTAGTAACCTCATTGTCACCAAAGAAGTTGATTATAGGTGCTTTTATGTTATTTGTAGTAGTGTCTTTGTCTTCACCATAAGCATAGTCCATTAGAAGCTTCATGTGGTTGTAGCTACCCTTTTCTGCTTGTTTAGCTAGACTCTCAAAGGCATTTACTTCACTACCAAACACATTTTTGATAGCTTTCTTTGCATATTGCTTCTTTCTATTCTTCTTTGCTTGGTTAACTCTAGGCTTATTAGACCTATTCATTTCAGGTAAAGGTAGTTTGGGTATAGACTTCTTCCTAGAATTACCTTTACGACCGTCTGTGGGCTTTATTTCATTACTTTTCATACTAAGATAACGTAATAATAGCTGTTTTGTTTTTACAACTCATCTTCATCATCCATTTCATGCAACTTAATTATCTCAAGTAACATAGTGTGTTCAAACTCATCTAAAGCCTTCTTTATACCTGCACAGATTAAATACTGCTCTTGTTCTTCATAATACATCATAGAGTCATACATATCATCCATAGGGCATCCTAATTCTAACTCAATTAATGCCTGAGTATAATATTCATTGATTATTTTACTATTCTCTTCCGACTCTGATTTTGTCATTACAATCTGTTTTTAACTTTAAAAGCTCTCTACACTCTATAAACTTGTTTTTAGCCTCTGTGTCGTATATTTCTTTAAATAAGGTGTATACCCTTCGGTTTGCAGAAAAGTCACTAGAAACACCCTCTAAAAGCCTCCTAGCGTATACTTTACCATATCCTTTACAATAGTTTACATTGTCAGCTGTATCTCCAGTAATCATTTGACTATAAAAATTAAAGGTAGCTTCCTCTTCAGATATCTTACTAAGAGTCATCCTTTTGTAATGGCAATCATAAAACCAACAAGGGAACTGCTTATAGTCTTTATCCATAGAAGCTATGATAACTGAGTCAACACCTTTTTCATCAGATATTCTTTTCCATAACGTAGCAACTACATCATCTGTTTCGACCCCTATACCATAATGAGACTTATATCGTTGTTTAACTTTATCGTGTAGCTCACCAAGTATTGGAGGTCGTTCAGATGTTCTATTGGCCTTGTAGTCTTTAGATATATCTTTTCTAAAGTTACCTTTAGAGCCATTGCATACTATAAACCTTTCTATCTCCACCTGCTCTGATATCTTAGCATACAAAGAGTCCAATCCATATTGGAATTTAGTAAAAGCATCATCCAATGACAGATACTTGTCATCACCCTCACTATTAAAGCAAGAGGCATAAATCAAACTATCTGCATCAAATAATACTGTCATGCTAAATCTTTTTTTAATTCCTCCATTCTTATTTCCTTTCTTATCTTGGCTCTCTTTTTTTGATTAATGTATCTTTCTACACTTTCATCTTTCCACATTGTTATTGGGTTTACTCCTAGTTCCCAGAATGGTTTGCTCATAATTATAATTTATATTTTTCCAAATATACATATAATTATTGATATGCTTTAATATATCTTCTAAGATTTTTAACAATCTTTGCTACGCATGGAGTACATTGAGTATTCTTACTAAGGTTAGTTCCGAACACATAGTTGTAAATCTCAAACAATCTACACTTCTCTTCATAGGTAACCCTAGAAGCATTAGAGTCTAAGAATGTTGACAGGAACTTATAGTCATCCTCCTTCAAGCATTTAATTACTTTATAGGGAAACTCTTGATTCCATTTGTCTTTTCTATCATCACATCCACAGTCATCACCTGATATAAACTCTACAACCTTATCAATACCAGTAGCCTTTGTAATCTTAGCTACGGTATCTCCTAGTCCTTTAGAACGCTTCTCAATGTTAGTCTTCAGCTTCTCATAGCCTTCATCTACTTTAGTAGCTTTCCATTCCTTATACTCTCTATAATCTTTTGACCTTTTGTCAATGGTGTTATAGTAACCTCTTTGTTCTAAATCTAAATAGTACTTATCTGGTTTCATAATTAATTAATTTTATCGAAGTCTTGATTAAAGTAATCTTGTAAATCTTCAGAGAGATATATTCTCATTATCTTTTTATATTTTAGTATTGACCTATGTATAGAGCTTAAACCTATACCAGCTCCAGTAGCAATTTTTCTTAATGAGAACCCTTGCATAAAATACAAATCAAACAACTTTATGTCGTATGGTTTCCATGTAGAAACTATAGAGTTTACCTCTTTCATTATGTGTTCAAAAGCCCTATCCTTGCCATCATCATAAACAGACTCATCTACACAATCAGTATCAAGATACTCAAAAGTTATGCTACTTCTTATTTTCTTTGACCTTATCTTGTCTATAAACAAACCCCTTAATACTGTCCATAAGAAATACCTATTTATATCTCCCTTGTACATAATGGAATTAACATCCTTTACTCTTCTATGTATTACCAGGTACATATCCTGGACTAAGTCTTTAGCTTCCTCTAAATCATTAGTCATATTTAAAGCCATCTTTATGCACAGGTCATGGTGCTTGGCTACTTGTTCTAACATCTATTTCTTTTATTATAACTTCAACTCTAGGGTTATCCCTATCTAATTCTGTTGGTAGTATTGTCTCTGTCTTTACATAATCATCATTATCATCAGTCCAGCATTCGTATTGAGTAATAGCATCTAGTAGAAACTTACTTACAACACTAACAACATTCATTTTGTCTAGTTTTCTGTTAGAACCTTTAAACACCTTATAGGTTATCTCTACAGGTGTTTGTATTTTTAATCCGTTTAATTGTTTGTATAGGTTTTGTGAATATATCTTTTTAGCATCATTACTTATTCTGTGGTGTAAATTTCTGTAGGCATTCATATTAAGAAACACCTTCTTATCTTTCATAGTCTTTCTAGGTAAACTAATGTACAGAGGTGATACTATGTTATGATTCATAACAATTCCTTTATAGGTAAAAGTATTCCTTTACTTGTATTGTTATCACCACCAACTCTGTCTCTATCTGTTCCTATGTATTTTCTACACCTATCTTTTAATTCTTTAGTACTTATCAAATGAAATGTGTCACCAAAAGCAAAAGCATAATAGTCTGACTCTGTTGTGCTTATTCCACTTCTCTTGCCTCTTGACATGTACTCTACATAAACATTATTTGTCTTTGTAGCTTGTAGGTCATATTTGACCTCTACTTTCTTATTTCTAAATATGTCACCTAGCTCCTTCTCTTTTGTCTGACCAACCTTTAAATCGTATTTAAAATCGTTATTGTAGTTCATTACAATTCCATTGGTTCATTAATAGCGTGACTACCACCAAATACAACAGCACATCCAATAGCTGGTTTCTTAAAGTTCTTTCCGTAAGCCATAGCATAAGACTTGCTATTTATTCCACATCCAACTGCACAACCAAATACTTTGTAGTTAGCACCTACAACAAACTCAGTAAACATTTCAGTATGCCTATGACCTTGTACTGTAGACATCATATCATCCTTAGCTTTCTTGGTTGCTCTTCCTGATTCACCATGAATATATTGGACACCATCAAAAACAAAACGAGTATCGAAATTCCACTTAGGGACTTCCAATACTTCGTTAAATGATTTAATCCATCTTTTAGGTACTCCAGAGGTAAATGCTTTACGAGAGATAATTCTGTCGTGGTTACCTATACAGATATCTGCTTCAGGAAATACTTTATACCACTTCTTTAACTTATTTATAGCTAACTGAAGTTCATCACCTCCACCTAAACCATCAGGGTCAGGTTCGTGATAAGAGCTGTAGTGATTGTCTATAACATCACCGATAAACACAACCTTATTACAATTGTGCTTATCGTAAATGTTTTTACAATGTTCCAAGTAACCATCTAAACAGAATGGTTCGTGGAGGTCACCAATAACTAAAATCCTGCTTTCATCTTTTATCAAGTTCTTGAAAGCTTTTAGGATTCTACCCTTTAGTCTTGGTCTGTAATCTTTTTGTTTCACAAGGTAAATATATGTAATTAAACAAATATTTTCCACCAAAGTTATTAAAAGCTATAAACATCATCTGGATTTACAACTGTAGGTAATCCGTTTTCGTTTAGCTTAAAGTCAAATGATTCAAATGGTGTATTCCTACTTCTTTTGCAATTAACAGTTATACATCCTAATTTGTTTTCATCTTTTTCTAGTTCTATTTGAGTTTCTGTTTTCTTCTCTAGGAATGAACCTAAATGTCCTGTTGGTTTGTCAGAGCCATAATTACTATGTATCACAGTTACGATATGGCAATTGTAGATACTTGTTAAAGACATTATCTTTTGAACTAGCTCTGAACTTTCCTCTAGATTATTTACATCGCTTACAAGGTCTGCTATACCGTCTATAATTACTACTCCTATTTTCTTACCATCATCTACTAAACATTTTAAATAGTATTCTATAAAATCTATTCTTGTATTATGATTAATTTTTCTTAATGCAAATGTATGATAGAATTTTAAATCAATTCCTGAGTTCATCCATTGTATTCTTTTAAATACTCTTTGTGAATGCCATTCACCTTGTTCTGTATCAAAGTGTATAAATTCTCTTCCTTCTCTAAATGAATTTAGTCCTGTAGTATGTACTCCTTTTGGATTGCAATATACAGAACCTAATAGACTTACAAAAAATGTTTTCATAGATTTAGGTGGAGCTTGTATAAAAGAGAAATTACCATAAGTACCTATTGGTGTTGGAAATTCTTTTACTCCTGTCTTAGTTGTTACTTCTTTACTTTTAAAGCTAATTGCTACTGGTGGGTGGTCTATTTTTTTATTTATATCGATAGCACATTCTTCTTGTACCCTCTGCATATGTAATGAGTGTGCGTGTTCCTCTTCTTCAGTCATTATTGTTTTAATTAATAAGGTTATTGTTTGAATAAAAAAGGGAGCATACGAATACACTCCCTTAAAAACTAAATTAACTCAAATACTAAAACGGTAAATCTTCCGTTTCAATCTCTTTTGCAGGAACTCCAATATCAGTTGCCTGTACTTCAGGTTTTGATATTCTCCATGCCACTAAATTATTATAGTACTTACCTTTGTATTCAGCACCTCTTAAATTAAATGACACGTTAACATCATTACCTACCTTATTGTACTTAATGAAATTATCTACATTATCTTTTACAACCTCAAACTTAACGTCTTGAGGATACTTGTCGTTTGTTGTCAATACAAACTCTACTTTTTGAAATCCAGAGTCAAACGTTTGTTTTTCTCCGATTAACTTAATTTTACCTGTTACTGCTAAACTCATAATTTTACTGATTTAATGATTTTTCTATTTCTGTTGATACTATGTACTTTGTTCTAACTTGTGCTATTGTAGCTTTACCTGCTGACAATGCTGACTTTACTCTTTTATATTCAGGACTACCTAACTTTAGTGCTGGTTTTTCTTTACCATGTGTGTTAGTCGCATCACTATCTTTAGTATCATCTAGTAACAATAAGTTACCTAAACTATACTTCTTAGCATAAGATGATGCAGCTCCTGTCCTCTGAGGCATTTGCATACCTTTAGAATCAAAATCAATAATAGCTACTGCTTCTGAAACTATAGAGTGTTCTGTGTTAATCTCTTCTAAATCTATTAACTTAACCTCTGATTTAATAAATGGTCTACCTGCCACTTCGTTTAAACTTTCTGTGATTTTGAAAACCACTTTGTACTTTTCCTCATAAGGTTTGATTGCCTCCAAGATATCTTCTGCTGAACGATACTTGTACTTACCAAAACTATTGTATTGGTTTTTTGGTGCTTTTAATTCTAATTGAATTCTTTGTAGTTTTTCTACGATTGTCATAATTTAATTTAATTTACTTTAATAATTCTGTTCTTATTACTTTTTTATAATCACTCGGACAGTCTTCATCTGTCAGTTCAAATATCCATGTTTCTAGTATAGCAATTCTTCTTTCTAGTTCTTCTTTGTTTTTGGTAAGAGCTTCGATTCTACTGTTTTTGAAGTCATTTAAGTCTTTCATGTTGTATTGTTTTTTGACAAATCTATAATAATTTTTTGAATTACCAAAATAAATGTAAAAAAAAAGCAGAGAGGGTAAACAATTAAATCCCTCCCTGCCGACAGAAAAACAAAACACAAAAAAATTAAAAGTGTCTGAATGACAATTCTTTGTCTTTTAAATAATTATCAGTATCAAAGTAAATACTTTTATCGTATATTTTAATTCTTTCAATACCGTATTGTATTAAAGCCCTAACGAATCTAAATCTTTTAGATGGGTTTAGGCATTTGAACTTTATAGCTTTACCAACCCTATGTGATGATTCTAACCCTAAACCAATTTTATCTGCATAAGTCTTTGAAGTGTATCCTAAATAAATGTGACCTTTCAATCTTTCTGTTCTAAACACTTCATCTAATATAAATACTGGTTCGCTTTCCATGAACATCTTTCCACTTCCTAAAACATCAGGACTATCAAACATAGACCATTTAAGTACATTCAATCCTTCTTCATCCATCTCCTTTGTATACTTGTCTGTGTATGTAGGAACGAAGTCATTAAAATTATGCCTCTTCCTACTCTTCATATTCTTTGTAAATATACATACGATTATATTATTATTTAAATATAATTATTATTATAAAATAACATATTGTTTATAACTTAACTTGAAATTGTAAATTTTTTCAACTAACTTCGCCTCGTCTTTTTAAGAAAGAATAATATTTTCTTCCTGATGAAATAAAATATATTCAATTATTAATAGTAGGTTGCCCACAAAGGCAACCATACAACCAGACAAAGCAAAGATTAGAAACAATATAGGATAATTATGTTCATTTTTTTTTGGGTAGATATATTTAGAAAAAAAAGTGTTTAAGTTATGAACAGTTTTTTCTAAAACTGCACCACATATGAGTGATTTTTAAATCACTTGTGACGTATCTTTTCTAACGTTCTAGCACCAAAATAACCAGCATAGACTAACATAAGTAGATTTCCAAGTAGTGATATCCATTCAGAGTCTATATTAAACTTATCTAAAGAACTATCTAGTATTACATAGCAAAACATAGTTAATGTTAGAAATGCTAATGACAATGGTCTTATATTAGATGATAACCATGAATTACTACTCATATCTGATTGCCAACGTTTAGTTACCTCTTGCATTTCAATAACGTCTTGCTCTAGTTCTTTGATTAACATTTGTTTTTCATCTTCTGTTAATTCTTTATCGCTACTAATAGCACTAATAATATCAGATACTTTACCACCAGTAATAGCATCAACTAACTTTGGTGCTACGCTTTTACCAGTCTTTACAACACCTCTTAGTAAATTACCAAAGAAAGTACCTTTACCGTTATTTTTAAGTTTTCTATCACTCATATTAAATAAATTAATAATATTATAAATATAAATAAGTTAAATAGTGTAAATAGTTTAGGGTATTTTATAAAATCTAATCTTATTATACATCCTGATAAAAACATCAGTAAATGTAACAACCCTATTAATATGTCCAAATTACATTACTTGACTTATCTTTATCATCATCTACATGGATAAACGTATCAGCAATACCAATACGATTAAATCCAACACTCATAAGTGCATCAAGTACTTTGTATCTAGTTCTACTATCAGTAGCTTTGATGTCTACTGCTAGACCTTTGATATGACTTGATAATGGATTTTTTATTGATTCTGGATGGTCTGGACTTCTGTATGCTGAGTTAATGACAAATGGCATCTTAGCATATTCTCTTGCTTTGTCTAGTTTAGCAAGAAAGTCTTTGTCCATCTTGTATTCTATTTCTTTAAAGTATTTAGTCATTACTTATTTTGTTGATCATAGCTTGTATCTCGATTGGATTTACTTCTATCTTCATAGACAAACCACCTTGCCAAACTCTTTTTAGTTTATTATTCTCATCAAATAAAATAATGGCTGGTACAGACTTTACTTGGTCTTTTAGTTTTTGTGGTTGGTCATCATAGTTGGCTTTTAAAATCCTAACGTTTTTAAGTGAGTTTAAATGCTTGTAGTCATTGCTTTTGTTCCAACTAGAATTTATGTAGAGTAGTTTCGCTTTCTGTGAGAATACGTTTAGGGAGAATAGGAATAGTATGGCAAGTAGTATCTTTTTCATTTCTTCATTATTTGGAATAGCTTCTCATCAATCTTGTCAAGTTTCTTACTATTCTTGTCTACCTTTTCATTGATATTTATAATCGTATTTCTTATGAGTTCATCTTTTAGCTCATACTCTGATTTTTTTATCTCTGGCTCTGGTAGTTTCTTTGCTAGTTCTATATCTGATTGCAAAGTTGTGTATGTCATTGCTAATGAGATTGCACCAGCTACTATTATTCCAATGGTTTTTAAGTCTAGTTGTACTTGAGTATCTTCCGATATTTTATTAGCCATTTTTTTTATTTCTTTAACTTGTTAATTTTTGTAAATCTTCATCTGACAAAGCAGTTTTATAAACTCTTAGGTCTTTGTTTTTTCCGTAGAAATTCGCTCCTCCAGTGGAATCTTCGAACCTTAATCGGTCTAAAGTATTTGCTGTAGGTACATTAGCAGTAGTTTCTGATGCTATTTCAAAACCATCAATCCATAAAGCGTAATTATTTAATCCATACTTTAAAGCTATTTTACTGTAATCAGTTATGTCTGTCATTACATTAAAACTATTGAATTGTGTAACTCCTCCAACTCTACAAAATACCCCAAGTTGATTATTCCCACCACTAACATATCTAATTATAAATCTATTATCAGAAGTACCATCTGACAATGAAATATATCTATGATTAGAACCTGTCGCCAAAGCAGCAATCTCTGCGTACAATACACCTTCAGTACTATTTATATGGTCTTGTAAACCACTTCTACTTGCTTCGTCTTTTAAACGAGTTTGTATACTTCCGTTAGTTGGAATGTATGATGATGCGTAGCCTTCTTCAAATTGTGCTCCCCAAATGTAAACACCACTTATCCCATCACCATTAAAGGCATTAGTTTCACTTCCAGTAATACCAACAGAAAAACTTGTATAAATTTGCCCAACATTAGTCATTTGAGATGAATCTAAAGTCACGGAGCACTTGTACCAACCATTACCATAGTTTTCGATTTTTGCACTATCAAAAGCTGCTGCAGTTGCATTTACGTTAAAAGTACCATTCTCCAAATCAAACATAACTGATATATTTGGTGCATTTCTTGTACGTAGTGCTATATAATTGTATTCGCCTTTTTTAGCAAAAACAGAATTAGTATATAAACCAGATAAACTTGTAAAATTACGACTCAAACTTCTATTGCCACCAGTACCACTGTCTGGCACAAGTTTAAAGGAATTTTGATTGCCAGATGGGTCTGTTATAGTAGATACTGAAACAGTTGCGTTTGTTTTAAGCCAATAATTTTGACTATAATCCTCACTATAAGTAATCAAGTTCGTAGACTGAGGCTCGAGCAATAGAATAGGACATCCACTTGATGCAACTTCTTGACCAGTAACTTCTTTAACTGATACGTTGTCTATTGATAATGTACCATTCATATACCTTGCAAAAGAAAAAGTTGCAGTTGTAGGCTCTACATAAATAGTATAAGTACCGTTAGCATTAAAATCTTGTACTTGTGATGCATCTCCAGTTCTTAACCTTACAAAACCAGAGCCAGTATAATCGGATATTGTAAAAGTAACTTTATTTGTTTTTCCAACTACTGATACATCTTGAGACAAAGTAGAGCCATCACTACCAGATGTAACAACTGCTTTACCATCAGAAATACTCCAACCAGTTCCTTTATTCCAGTTAGAATCAGTATCAAATCCACCATTAGTAATCAATTCATCAGAAAGAGTATCTTGCCAAGTAATATCATCATAATTTAATCTTGGTAAATCAGTAGCGTCTGTTATTTCTTTGACACTAAAATTATCAATATAAAAGTATTCTCCAGCACCAGCGTTTTGCCAGTTAGCATTACCAATAGATATATCATCTGAATTACTGTCGGCTTCAAAATAGTAAGTATGTTCAACCCAATCATTGGTTAAAGTTCTTATGTTAGCTCTGTTTTGACTACTAATATCATAACCACTTCTCAAGTATAAATTAGGAGTTCCACTAATATTTCCATTTTTTAAACTAAAAGTTGCCTTGTATTTACTACCAACAGTATAAGACATTGATTGAACTAAGAAACTACTTCTCCAATCATCATTAGATGTTTTTTCTAGCTTTACACCACCATCTTCTGGGGTTATAACTGCACTAGCACTTACTGCTCCGTAATCTTTAACCTCCCAATCTTGTAAAACTTCTTTGACGCTTATGTTTGTTACTGAGCCATCAAAACCACCAGAAGAGCGTACTCTAAGCGTTGTATTACTTGCAACTGTACCATAAAATGTATAAGTTCCATTATCTGTAATTGAACCTATTGTATCAGAAGATGATGTTCCAAGTCTAACATTCACTGACGAAGTTGTCATATCAGAAACAGTCAATTGAACTTTATATGTTTTACCTACGGTTGTTACTGAATATTGGTCTAACGGAGAATTAGTTCCATCACATACCGCCTTACCATCTTCTATAATCCAATTAGTTGAAAAAACCCAATCTTGACCGACTTGTTTGATGGTAATATCGTCTATTGAGCCTTCAAAATCAGAACTTGCTCTAAACCTTAATGCAATTGTATCACTATCGTGGCTAAAATATTCTGTATAAGTTCCATCAGATGTTCTTGGAGTACCAAAAACACTTGCAGTTGTACTTGTAAATCCCCATTTAACATCTCCACTAACATAATCACTTACTGTAAAAGTTACTTTATATGTGTTTGGAGTAGGTAAAATCATAGTTTGTAATAAGTATGAAGAAACACCACTTTCTTTAACTGCCTTACCATCGCCCATTCCCCAACCAGTACCAAAAGACCAATCTTGACCAACTTCAACACACGACACGTTGTCTATCCAATAACTTTCTCCATTTCCTATTGTAGAATTATTTAGAGCAATATATAATCTTTGGTTATTTCCACTTGCAGTAAAAGTAAATTCGTAATCTTGAAAATCACTTGTTAGATTAGGATTTGATATAGTATTGAAAGTAGTTGATTCTCCTATCCAATCAAAATTAAAAGAAGAAGATGAGTCAGTTTTTGCTATAAATTTAACACGATAAATTTTACCAGATGATGTTGGAATAACTCCACCAGACATAGTAAATCCTTTAGGAGAGCCAGTATTTCCATTATCAGTCCATTTTCCAGCTTGTATAGAACTATCCCAAGACATAACACCTCTAAATTGTTGCCAATTTCCAGTAGATGAATCAAAACTAGAATTATCCCCAGTAACTAATTCACTTCCTTCTTGTGAGAAATCTCCGTTGCTTACCTCCTCGTTACCTATTTGTGAGAAATCTCCGTTAGATACTTCTTCTGAGCCAATCTCATCAAAGTTACCATTTTGAGTAAGTTCTTCACTAATGATATTTACATCTTCAACTAATCCTTGTGCATTAACTCTAGTTGCTAAACTACCTCTTGTGAAATCAAAATCTGCTGAGGTATCTTCTTTTACTGATATGTTTGTTACTGAGCCATTAAAAGTTCCGAATCCCATAAGCTCTATTGTTGAGCCATTTGAAGTTATGTAATCTGTATAAGTTCCATTAGCAGTTGCAGTTATACCACCTACTGTGTAAGCTCTAATTCCAAAAGTACCACTAACGTAATCTTTTACTTCATAACTTATTTTATATGTTTTACCAGAAACGATTGTAGCGTTTGGTCTTGTAACATAATTAGCTCCATTTACTGATACTAATTTACCATCTCCTATAGACCAACCAGAGCCTATTGTCCAATCTTGACTTCCTTGTGAAAAATCTCCATTTGTAATTAATTCTTCTCCTAATCCTTCTAATGGATAAACACTATATAATTTACCATCTTTATACCCACTTGGTATCATTCCTATACTTGGTGCATCCATATTATTGTATTTTTAAATCTTGATATTTAATTCCGTAAAAACTATGTAAACCTTCATCGTCAATATCTATTGAATATGACTTCCAACCATAAGGATGGTCTACATTACCTTCTTCGTCTTGCTCCAAATCTCTCCAATAAGCATCTACCATATATTTATCTCCATAGACTGCTTCTGTTAGTACATTACCCTCATCATCATAAGTAGCCTCTTGTAACACATTATATCCTAACATTACAAATGCGTGGTTGTGTGTTGGGTTACCCTCCTCATCCATTCCAAAAGCATCAATCTTACTTTGTGCTTGTTCAAGTGAATTAAATTCGTATTTGCCTATTTTCATTTTTAATCAAAGTTTATACATTCAGTTGCTTCTACGATACCACCATCAGCAATTACTCTAGCAGTATATACACTAACTACTGGATTTGCTAAATCATAATAAATACCACCCCAGTCATTTTTAACTGGGCTTCCCCACCAACTAACTGGGTAAATTTCGTTTGCCATCTTGAATATCTTTTATTTTAGTGTTTTTAACCTTATCGTAAAAAGCATTTAACTTAATTACGTTAGATTTTTTTGTTTTGTAATCCCCTCTTTTCATGATTATAATACAAAGCTTGAGAAGCTATCTGCATCCTTATCTGGATACATATCTTCATTACTATTATCGTTATACTCAGGAAATTTCTGATTATGAAAACAGATATAATCTATAAATCTTCTTGTATAGAACTCAGCTCTATCAGTAACTTTGCTTTGCATTCTATCTATATCTCTATAGTCTACAGAATCAGACTCTTCACCTCTATGTTTTGATATACCTCCATTATCTATTTTAAACATAGCAAATGGTAAGTATTCTAGTTGAGTAAACCAAATCAACATAGGCTTTATGTAATTATCTCTAAGTGACTTATAATCACTATTAGCTGCTAAATCTATATCTCCAGATAGTATTAAGGCTTGTAGCTTATCATACAATTTACTACCTAGATAATTCTGTACATGGACGTCTTGAGCAACCTCTATGTAGTGAATTAACTTGTCAGCATCTGTATTACCATCTATTATAGACTTAGCTTTCAGGTCAGCTATAGTTATGAATAATGCTTTCATATCTTTAAAATGTTTCTAATTTTACTTAAAGTACTTCTGTAAGCACCTCTGTCTGGTCTATCAATCATTCTCTCAGTCATCTCACTAGGATTATTAGGAGCTGATAAACCTTTTTCATATGCAGAATCAGGGTCAACTCTTTTATCACCTTTCTTCTTGTAGACTCTTAACTCCCAAAAATGATGGCAATTTTTTCCTCCCTTGTATTTTAGCAAACTATAATTCTGCTTATTGTGTCCTAATTCCTTATTGACACCTCTAAACGACATTTGGTTGATATCTTCTTTTCTAAATACTATATTTCTTTCTGTAAATGTTTCCATTTTCTTACAGAACTTTCTGCTGTTAGGTGACTTTCTAACTGGCATATAAGCATATCTTATCTTGTAGATATCACTATCTTCTTTAGATGATTTATTGCTAGACTTAATTTCAGCCATTTTAACGTCATTTAAGTCCTCTGAGTATACTTCAGTATGGATAACCTCCCAATCGTCGCTTAAAACCTCTCCTAGACCCTCTAATTGCTCTAACATGTCATCTCCTTCTTCCTCAGAAAAGTCTTCCATTGTTTGTGAAGATAATTTCTCACCTGTTTCTTCCTCTTTTCTAATCTTAGTAGAGATGTTGTCTAACTCTGTAAATTCAATTGGTTGTAATGTTATAAAGTATAAATCTTGTTGAATTCCGTTAAACTCTAAGATGTCTTCCAGGCAATAGATTATTTCATCTTGGAATGGTCTAATGATTACATTATCCATAAGTACAGATGCAGTTCTAAGTTCTTCAGCATTGTTACCAAAACCTGTGTTATCTTTTATACCTAGTAAGATAGGTGATACGATACCATGACCTAACATAATCTTTTCCCTAGCTTCATCAGATAGGAATTGGTATTGTGCATGAGCATCTGGTAAGTGAATAGCTTCGATATCAGCTTTAGTATCTGCTGATTCGTTAAATGCAATGATTGTTTTACCAGCATTTGAACTACCTGAGAATTTATCATTAATCTTTCTTTCAATAGCACCTTGAGTTTCTTCGTTAGGAATACCATTGTTGAAGTTAATAAATAAACTAGGCTGTAAACCTTGTTGTATATTTGAGATATGATAGTTTGATACCTCACATTCCAAATCAGCGTATTGTAGACAAGCTTGGTAGTCAGGAGTAGCATAGTAATAGAAACCACTTCTATAAGGCTTTATGACGTATATCTCTTCCTTTTGAGACTTACTACCATGTCTAAAGCAAGGTATTCTCTTAGGCTTGTCGCTAGGCCTCATATTAGACCACTTAGGATGATAGTAATATGCTTTTATTACACCATCTTTATCACACTTTTCAGCCCTTAATGTTTCCATAGGGAAGTGCGATATCTTTAGTATTTTTGTTTTAGCTTTGTTGTAGGTAAGTTTTAAAGCAGCTTGACCTAACTTCTTTCTGTCTATAACTACTTTTTTTATCTCTCTAGGTTTAAGTAGTTTTTTCATCTTTACATAATCCTCTGGAAATAAGTCAGAATTAGTTGACTCAATACCTCTACCGAAAATCATATCAGATATACCATTGTTACACCTTGCATTAGTAGGGCTAGACGTATCTAAATCTATCAATCTACCAAAGTAATCATTATCATCACCCCAAGCTACCCACTCTTTATTGTGTACCTCTTTTACTTCTGGAGCTTCATAAGAAGATAGATTAAGTATTCTTACGTTATTCTTTTTGTCTTTATTCATCACACTATGTATGTATTATCGTCAGCAGAACTATAAGTTGTGTATAAGTTCTGTGATACGACATGTTTAATTTTATAATCAGATTGACTAGTAGAGAATATTTTATCTCTATAAACCAATTCAGTATCTCCTGTTATCTCTAGGAAGTATGTAGAACCTTCTTTTAGTATAGTACTAGAGAAAGTTACATCAGTAAAATTACCATTAGCAGCTATAGTAGCACTTGTGATATTTTCACTTTTTCCATCACCATCTCTTCTGATTTTTAAGTTTATACTACTAAATGTAGATAAATCTTTTCTAGGCATTATAGAAATGGTTTGACTAGATGTGTTAGGTAATAATATTATCATAATAAGATAACGTAAAAATATATTTTTGTTTTGTTTAAATAAAAAAGCCCTGCGAATGCAAGGCTTAATTAAATAATTATTTATGTACTTGATTAAGTACCTACAGTAACTGAAAATCCAGCAGCAGTAAGTGCAGCAGAAACAGATGCAGCAGAATTGATGAAGTTAGCAGGAACTTTCTCCATACCTGAGAAGGTAAGAGTGTAACCTGACATATCTCCCATTGCAGCTCCAGATACGATTGTACCTCCTGTAATATCGCATCCATGCTCTAAACCTGCAATGAATACGTTACCATTGTTATCCTCTACTAATACAGTAGGGCTTCCGTAAGCTAATAACTTAACAGTTTTATGGTCTTCTTTAGTCAACTTTGTTAACTGTAATTCTAGAACTTGCTCAAAAGCAGTAGTTCCGTTTTCTCTTGATGATTGAACGTTTTCTGTGTAAGTAGAACCTCCCTTTATATCAAACTTAAAAGCAGATACAGAAGTTCCAACACTTGTAATTACGTCAGTATCTGTCGAATCGTAAGTAACGTCAGCTAAATCAATAGCTCCTTTATTTACGAAGTAGACAGCATTCAACCCACCGACATTGTCTTTACATGGTTCTAAACGCCCTCTTGAAATATCACAACTCATTTTATATTATTTTTTTATAGTTATTAAAAAAGGGTAGGCAGACAACCACCTACCCCTTATATTTATTGGAAGCTAATATTAGTTAGCAGAGTTGGTGATTCCGTAAGTTACGATATCTTCAACTACACCATACTGAACACCAGCAAGGAAACGCATAATTACTCTTACGTTTTGAGAACCGTCAAGTTCAGCCATGTCTAAGATTTTCACCTCGTTTGCATCAGAAGTCAATCCAGTTCCGAAGAAAAGGTTGTCTTTAGTAGTAGCAATCATTACGTTATCAGCTAATCCATTTGCCATGAAGATTTTGATACCATCATAGTATTGGATGTTGATGTCTTGGTTGTTACCTCTATCTTGGAAACCTGCAGCTCCAACGTTAGATTGGAATCCTCCTAAAGCTCTCTTGTAAGCTCTAAAGATGTGCTGAGATACATAGATATGCAAGTCTTCTCTTCCGTATAATGCAGAAGGAATAGCATCAGCAACTTTTCCTAATTCCTCAACAACGTTACCAGCAGTTACAGTAGTTCCTGAAACTTCGTTTGCAGCTGGTAAAGCAGCATCAGCAGCTAATAATGTAGAGAAACCATCAAACTCACCATCAGTAGCGTCAGTTCCACCCCAGATGTTTTGTTCGTTCTTTTGAGCAACTTTAGCAGCAACATAGCTGATTAAGTAATCTTGGAAAGAAGAAGGTAATGAGTCAAATGCTGAATATCCCATTTGGATTGCTTCCCAATCTGAACGGAAATCTTTTTTACATAACTCTAAGTTTACTTGAAACTCTTCTGGTTGAAGAATTCTTTCAGTAAGAGTTAAAGTTGAAGTGTCTGCGAAATCACATGAACCGTTTTTTACGATACCATCTAATTCCATTCTTTTCACTACCTCTTTAAACTTTACGTTTGGTCTAACAGTTAATCCACCGTTAGCGATAGTGTTACCTGCCAAAAGAGCTGCTGAAATGTATTTCCCAGCAAATTCTCCTGCGTAAGTAGTAGTAATACTAGTTGTTGTAGCCATTTAAATTTAATTTTAATTGTTAATCATCCAAGCTACTCTTTCAGCAGTAGTCATTGGTCTTTTGTTAATAAATGAATTTACTCGTTGTTCTGTTTTATTTTCAGGGGAGTGAACAATCTCCTCTTTTATTTCAGAAAGTTCTACTTCTTCAGATTGCTCTTCAGAAACTTCCTCTTGTTTTGATAATTCAGCAGGAACATCAGCTTCGCTATAATCAGACTTGTCTTCCATCATAGCTTTAATCATAGATAATAATTCTTGCTTTAACTCAGCCATTTCAGCTTTAGTTGCATAAGAAGGAGCTTCTTCAACAGGCTCTTCTTTAGGCTCTTCAGTAGGCTCTTCTTCTAATTCAGCAACTTCAGCTTTAGGCTCTTCAATTACTTCCTCTTCAGATAAAACCACCTCTTCTACCGTATCAATTTCATTAGCTTCTTCTTGTTTAGCAAGACCAACTAATTCTTTGATATTCTTAAGAATTTCTTTTTGGTTCATAATTTTAGTGATTTAATATATTAATAAAACGTTTAAATGTTAAAAGTGTCTTGTTTTCGTTATGCTTTCTTCTGAATGATAAACCACTCATTACCATCACTCCACAGCTGAACACCTTCATAAGATTTGTTTATTTCATAGTAATTTGTACTACCATCTAAGTTCTGTCCAGAAGCAGGTGTTAGATAAACTCTAGTGTTTGAAGAGAATGTACTATCTGATATAAACCTCATAAGTCTATGTGAACTATTTGCAGAAGTACAATCAGGTAAAGTCATAGTCATATTTCCATTTGCTCCTGACCATGATAACTTTATCATTTCTGAATCATCATAAGTTGAACTACCTAAATCAATATTATTACCAGCAGAAACTGTTACTGAATGAGGTGTTACATAATTAAGTATTTCTTTTTGTAAATTACTAAAAGATATTTTCTTAGTAATGCTGCTATGAACTACAACAAACTCATCACTACTATTCAATTCTGATGTTGATGATAATTCTGATATTTTCTTATTAGACATTATATTATTATTTTATAATTATTTTCTTGTAATATATTAAACCCATCTTCCTGTAATAAATAGTCTTCAGGAATAGCAGTTATATTACCTATACCTTGTTTCCAATATTCAGGTGCTTTACATTTTTTACAACAGTTTATGCAATATGTATTTTTACACTTACAATACTTAGCTCTCATTATCTATCTGCTTTAGTTTAGATATAGCCCAATTCACACCAGCAGAACCACCCCAAGCATCCCACATAAGACCACCACATCCTTCAGAATAAGGCACATCTTTATGTTGCTGATGTCTTTTAAATGAAGCCATACGAGCAATTGTAGAACGAGATAAGGCAGCACCACTAGCTAGTTGAGATGCTCTAGTCCAGCCAACAGAAGTACCACAACTAGAACCATTCTCCTTTTTCCATTTTAAAGCCTTTTTAGCGTTGTTTCTAGCAGCTTTAGGGTAGTCGGAGTATGATTTTAACTCTTCAGCCTCTAAAGTCTCTATAATGTCTTTAATTAGCTCATCTGCATCTTGTTCTGATAAGTTTTCTACATCATCACTATCAATCTTATCTTTGTCGCTAAACATTCCTTCAATACTTAAGCCTAAATACTTTCCTTCTTTAACATCTTCCCATACCTCATCATTATCTATCTTCATAGTAACAGCCCAAGCACCTTCTACAGCATTTAATCCGTATAAAGCACTTTTATCTTTCTCAGGGTCTTCTACTATCCAAGATTCTATAACAGATACTCCTGAAGTAGTTACTTTGTGTTCTAGAGTTGTATTGTTGTTATTTAGTCTTTTTAAATATAGTTCTGAAGCCTTTCTAACAGTTTCTTTTGAGAATACTATGTTGTATTCATAGTCTCCTTTTCTTCTGTATATTAGTTTATCTGGAACTAAAGCCAATCCAATGATTATTCTTTTCTCATCATTTATAGTCTTAAACTCAACCTTGTGTTTGTTAAGTGCTACAAAGTTCTCTTCTATGGCAGGTGACTCTACTAATGATATAGCATTTATACCATCATCCTCAACCTGCTCATCTATTATAAGTTCTATTATATCTAAATTATCCATGAATGGTTATTTATTAAGTTAACGTAATTTTTACTTTTTGTCTTTTTTTAACCAAAACTAGCATTGTTTTGAATATCCTCTTGCAATTGTTGTGCGTTTGTTATATCTCTAGATACTACATAGGCTTGTAGAGGTTGGTCAAATCTACCTTGCAATGTTTGTGCTAGTTGGTTTTCACCAGTACTTCCTGCTAGGTTGAAGTTAAATGACCTACTAGCTCTTTCTCCACCACCACCACTTCCTAAAGCTCCAGCTGAAGGTGTTGCTCCAGCAGATGACTGAAACTTTTGCCTAGCAATCATTGCTACGTTAGCTAAACCAGCAGCCAAAGCAACCCCTTGTGCTATTTGCGCTCTAAGTGGTGATGAAGGGTCTCCTATAATAAGTTGAGAACCATAAGCTGTTACACCATTTCTGTATGTATCTACTAATGCGTTTGCTATATTTATAGCTTTCTGTATTCTAAACCTTTTCTTTTCAATCTGCTCTTGTTTTTTTCTCAAAGCCTCATCATTAGCAGCTATCTGCAATTGTATTCTTTTTCTTTCTTCTTTAGATAGGTTTTCATTAAGAAGCCTTTGATTCAATTCATTATTTAAAGCATTTGTCTTATTTTGCTCTATAGTTAGTTGTCTGTCAAATTCACCATTAAGAAAATCAGTAAGACCTCTTTGTAATTCCATGTAATGATTAAAAGCATCTTCTATCTTATAAGTATCTTCATCTTCATCATCTTTACCCAACCCTAATCTCAATGCTTTAGTTGCTTCTGAAGCTTTTTTTATAAGCCTTTCATGCTCTCCATTTATCAAATCTACTTTTTCCTGAGTCTTTATGAAAGCTATTTGCTTAGCTTTTTCGGCCTCATCTTCATCCATTTTGCCAGACTTAACTAATGCATCTAACTTGTCTTCATATTTAAACAACTCATCGTAAGCAGCGTCCTCTCTTTCTTTTCTTCTTAATTCTTGTTTTTTCTTATAAAATATCAGTTCTAATTGAAGTAACTGGTCTTTATTTTTTGTAGCAGCTAACAACATTTTTTTATCCCAAGAATCAATTTCTGATTGAAGACTTAAAGATTCTGTAATAAATTCTTCTGGAGTTTGAAGTATTGTCGATTTACCTTCTTTTTCATCTTCTGGAAACAATTCCTTTTCTAATCTACCCATTTCAGATAGAGCTGCAATATAACTCCTTCTTGTTTCGTCTATTTTGCTTTGTATAGGCTCAGATATTGTTTTTAAATCCTCTTCTAGATTTTTTTTAAGTATTTTTTGATACCTAACATTCTGACCTACATCAGCTAAGTCTTTAGCAAACTTATCTCTTCTTTCTTTAATTTTTTTATCTAAATCAGAACCTAAATCTTTTAATTTATTTAGTTTGTTTTCATTCTCTACCTCTAATTCTTTTAATCTTAAATATTTTTGAACTAATTTATTTTTTTCGTCTTGCGTTTTATTTTCATCATTTAATATATCTTTAAGTTCCTTGCTATGCTTTATTAATGCTTGAGTATAAAAGTCTAGTGAATACTGGTCATTACTAGCAGTTGAATATCTTTTAGCTAGCTCTTTTAAAATAAGGTCTTGTTTTTTTAATTCTTTGTTAAGCTCACTAACCTCTTTTTTGGCTTTCTTTTGACTACCTGCAAAAAAATCCCATGCCGAAATTGCAGCAGTTATAGCCAAAACTATACCTAAAGGCCCAGTTAAAGCTTTATACATTTCTTTAAAAGCAGCAGAAAGACTACCAGCTGACTTTACAGTAAACCCTAGCTGAGAAACAAGTTGTGTAAGGTTATTCGCCATACCTCTAATACCATAAGGAGCATCAGATATAACTCTACCAAGCTCCATTACGGATGCTGTAGCACCTCCAGTTGCAGATTTAGTTTGTTTTAGGTTATTGTTTAACCCACCTAAACCTTTGTCAATATTCTTTTTTAACTTATTAAATGATTTGTCAGCTTTCTCAAATCCTTTAGTAATACCTTCTATATTGACTTGTCCAGTTTTAGTATTTACTTCAATATTATAAGTAATGAATTCGGTACTATTTGCCATTTGTTAATTTTTTACGTTTATTGTTTGTTCTTAGTTCCTTAAATGTTGTTGGTAATTCATACAACCCTTTAGCTATTTGAATATCCTTATCTTCTATTAACCAATCATCCCCAGCTAATAAATCTAATGCATGTCTTATTATCATAATGTTCTAACTTGTAATAGGTTACTAAATCCTGATTCATTTCCTGCTCCATCTTTTGCTCTAACTTGTATATCGTAGGTAGTATTGCTAGACAATCCTAGTATAGTAGCAGTAGTTGATGTTACTGTTTGATTCAATACTGAATCTAAAAAAACTTCATACCCAGTAACACCTACATTATCTGTACTAGCATTCCATGATATACCTATACTTAAATCAGTTACACTTGTAGATACTAAATTAGTAGGAGCTGTAGGAGGCTCTGTATCAGCACCTTGAGTACTCATAGATACAGCAGATGATAATGCTGATTCATTATTTTGAGAATCATAAGCAGATACTTGTATACTGTAAGAAGTACTAGCTGATAATCCTGACAATGTATAAGAAGTATAAAGCAATATAGTGTCTGTAAGTACGCTATCTACATAAATCTTGTATCCTTTAATGTTTTGGTCTGTTGGATTAGCATTCCAATTGAAAGATATTCTATCGTAACCAAAGAAAAGTTGAGACAATCCTGTAGGTGCAGTTAATGTTCCACCTATTGGAGCTGCAGCAGCTGTTATATCAAACTTCAATATTAACTCTAGTTTTGTTATACCTGTAGTTAAATTAGTTCTTATATTGTTGATTATAAACTGCTCTCCTTCTATAAGTAAAGTGTCGTTTAGTTCGTAATTAAGCAAGAAGGCTAAATCAGCTTTCATCTCTAATTCAAAAATTCTAGTACCTCTATCAAATACTGTCGCTATGTATTCACTATAATACTTGTTAAACAGACTTCCAACACCTACCTCAGATAAAGTAAATTCATCAAACTCACTACCAAAATTCAAAGACTTAGTACCTTGAACTGTAACAAAAGCACTACCATTCCAATACAATTCAGCATTAGTATTTGAAGCTCTGTTATATCTAGATACTAAATTGTTTTCATTTAAGAATCCAATCTGATACTTTGAAGTATCTACGTCTTGAACTATATTGTAAAATAATATTGGGGATGTTACTACTTCGTTTTGGTCTTTGTCAACTAACCATCCGTTACCCATAAGAGTTTGGTCTGTAGCACTATCCTCGTCACGCAGTCTTTCAAAATATACTTTCTCAAAAGGCAAACTAACTTTGTAGTCTTTACCATCAAAAACTAAATTAGAGGCAGTACCGTTTGCTGTAGACTCGTATTCTAGGTTACCAAATTCTACTTGAGATATTTCGTTTTTATTTATTGTACCAAATGTTTTAGGCTCTTTGTATTTAAATTCAATATTTTTAAACAGAGGCATTCTTTTAACTGCAATATCTTCATTATCAATCATAGATGTTATATCTATGGTATTTCCTGTGTCGTAATATTCAGATAATGGCTTAACAACAATAACATTATTGTCATCTACATAAGCAGTTAAATTAAAAGCATTATAGATACCTTTTAAGAAATCTATAATCTTCATTTTTGGCATATTTGCAGTTATATCGACTTCAGAACCGAAAGTTTGAGTTGCATCAGGCGTAGAATAAAAACTAGACAAAGTATCAGGAGTTCCACTATAATTAGATACATCACATATTGTTGATGGAGGTAAAAACCTATTCATCCTATATCTAACTTGTTTTACTTCTAAATCTAACTCAAAAGTAGTCAAGTCACCACTAGAGCTAATCATCACTCTTATGTCATCCCATTCTCTAGGGTCTTGAGTACATAGTACTGCTGTTAAAGACTGAGTTCCTGATAGGTTTTCTGCTTTATTTATAATTCTAGGGCCATCTAGTATCGTTATTGTATAAGAACTATTTGATGCAGGTGTCAGCACGGTTACAGTAGGTATGATGTGATATTGTTGAACATCTGCGTTTCCAACACCAGCATTACCCCATTTAGTCAGCATTGGTCTTTGTTCTTCATAACCACTATCTAATTCAAAATCAGAATCCTCGTTTGAAGACCCTACTCTGTATGTTATTGAAGTATTGTAATTAGTTAATGAGGTAGGCTCTAATTGACCTTTGTTTTTATGAAGCAACATGTATAAGTTGTCAAATTCAGCAGTACCAAAAAAGTCATCAGAAAAGTCTATGCTCTCGTATTTGTCTTCTATAGCAGTAATTATGTGCTTTACTTTTATAGCAGGTTTTAGGTTTATGTATGATATTCCGTAATCACCATTACTATCTGGATTATAGATATTTCTAGAAACACCTTCCTTAAATTCTATAGGGTCACTAACATCAGAACTATCATAATACCATTTATCATTGACAGATATAGAAGGATATACTATATCTCTATTATCTGAAGCAACCATATCAGCTCCAGACAATCCTAAACCTTGTATAAATCCGTTATGTACATTATCTCTAGTGTAGTCATGATTATATTTATCTAATGTAGATAATTCAGAAAGCTCAGTATCACCCATAACATTTTTTAATGATGATAATCCTCCAAAGAAAGTAAGTCTATAAGACTTAGGCTTACCTCTTTTTATTGATGATTGGCTTAATCTAACAAAACCAGACTTAAAAAGCATCCCATTTAAGTGTATTTCTGCTTTTTGCTTTATACGAGCATCAAAACCATCAATAACACCAACATTATAGTAGTGTTTAAATATTTTATTGTTCTTTTTAGATGCAGGAACAGAAAAACCTTGAGAATAGTCAGTAAACACCTTTGCGATGTCCCTAACGTCTTGTATAGATGAGTTAAGTTCTATCGATTCGAAGTCAAAGAACTCTACCCTTTCGAATACTGATTCTCCTAGTGGGTTTCCACTAATATCTACATAAAGTTGTGGTTGTAATCTCATTAAACAATATTATCTATAGTATTATTACTAAATTCTACATTTATAGTGTAATTTATCAACTTATCATTGACTACAGTCTTAAATTCTAAACTACTAGACGTTATTTTTATTGCAAACTCAGTACTATTGTCAAAATCAAACATAGTAACCTCTTCAGATAGCATAAGTTGCTTGAAAGACTCATTTAACTCTTCTTTAACAAAACCTGAGTTAAGAACCATCTTCTCAGTAGCGTTTTTGTTATATTCTCTCATTGACCTAGTGGTTAATCCTGCACTTCTTTCTTTGAATTGATTAGCTCTAAAGTCTTCAGAAGTAACCTCTATTGTTTTAGATGAACGTTTAAAGAACCATAAGTCTTCTTCTACTCCATACTTATTTAAAAAAGTAAGTCTAAAAGGACTGTACTTGCATTCCGATATAGTTTCTACATTTATTGATTTAGTACCATGACTTGTAGTGATTGCAATCTCATCTATATTCGTAGGTGTAAAATTAACCTTTTGATTTACTGAACTTGTATCTGAGTAAAATGATATATTTTTTGTTTGTACTGTAGAGCCATTGTATTTAGCTCTCAAAACCATTGTCTCGTAATTATTTGAGTTTAATTCACCCATAAATACATTTCTTATATTACCAGTAAACCCACTACTACTATACAAAGAAAACACGTTACTACTTGTTTGAGTTTGTGTAAATTGATATGAGTAAATTCCATCTGCAGTTAAAAACCCACTAATATTTTCACCTCCACTACCATCAAATAGAGCTATGTTTCCACTTTGATAATCTAATATCTCAAACTGAACCTTGTAAACGTTTCCAGTCGTTGGTGTAAACGCTGTGTAGTTTCTAGCACCTATGTCTCCAGTACATTTTAAGACACCACTACTAAAAGCATCTCCAGATTGTACTGACCAGCCAGTTGAGGTTAAGTAATAACCATTAGCTATTTTGTTATCTATTAATGCAGATAAAGAAGAATTTATTATAGGTACATTTAAGCTAGAGTCACTTAATTTATAAATAGTATCAGAGCTACCAGCATAGTATCCATTAGTTCTAAGTGTAGATGAGAAGTCTTGGTTTATACTATCTGTAGAATATAAATATCCATCAGTAGTATAGTATTCAGAAACAACATCAGACTGAGCTACATCATTTATCGTTCCAGACAATGTTGTTCTAACTAGTAAAACATCACTACTAGAACCTTCATAACTACCAGTAGAACTATTGTAAGTAAATACATTTACGAATTCACTATTTACTAGGTTAGATATATCTATGAAGTTATTATTCCTGAAACTCAACGTGTAAGTATTCCTTGTTGTAGAAATACCTTCATTATACTCAAATATCTCTACAACCAAACCTGCGTTTGGGTCTAATGCTCCCCTGCTTATGTGAAAAGGACTTCTAGTTAGTATTAATGCCATCTCTCTTTATTTGTAATTTTAAATCTTTTTTATAGCTTTCGCTTAATATTGTTCTTATCTGTTCTTTTAATTGGTCTTCCATAGTCTGAAAGAAACCACTACCTTTGTATCCAAATCTTTTTGATATACCTCCCTTTTCGTTTTTAGGCTCTCTTGCGTTAGATTTTCCAGCTATACTTCTTGCTAAAACAAATCCTAAAGATTTGAAACTACTTTCAGATACCTTTCTAAATCTACCCTTACTGTCTCTAAATAACGGTCTCATGCCTTTTGACCTAGCCCAGCTAGCTAAGTTATTAGACATTTCCTTACTATATTTACCTTTATTTTTTATACCATCAGATAATGCTCTAGCGTATTTAGCACTAAAAATAGCTAGGTTGTTAGCTGTGGTTTCGTATCTAAAAGACCTTATTAAGTCACCACTATCCTTAAATCCTTGCTCATCAGCTAATACCTTTAGTTTACTTACTATCAGCTTACCTACTTGCTCTAAACCCTCATTTAAGTTTTCGTTTTCCACTAGCAAATACTTATTCCGTTAGGTATCTCTATTTGGAATGTAGCAGCCCATCCTGCTAACACATTACCAAATCTTTCCTTGAATGGTTCTGCTGTAGGAGCTGTTGTTACATGATAGTTGCTTTTAAACAAATCACCTCTCATCAATTTCATAGTTAGTGAATTAACTACTTGAAACTGAGTATTCATAACGTCATGTAAGTTGTCATTCCCATAAAATTCATCAAAATCAGATGGTGACTGATTGTAATCAACTATATCAGCACATAATATTCTTATACTAAAAGTAACTGTTCTTTCTCCATAAGTAGCATTCTCAATCAATATGTGTGATAAAGGAAAGATAGTTGTTTTATCTAAATCTATATCAGCAATGTCACCATAAGTAACTGTATTTACAGATGGACTTAACCTAAGCTCGTCTTTTATTACATCTAGTATGTCGTAAACGTGTTTCATTATCTTGAATGTTGTTTAATTAACTTATTTTCTAAATCATTTCTATCTTTAACATATTCTAAATACATTAAGCATTGATGTAATGGGAGTGCTGTAACTTCGTCAATTCTTCTGACATCTCCTTTTGCAAGCTCAAATATTGCTTGATAACCTCCCCATTTTTTGCCGAAACCCCTTTTGAGGTGGTCTCCTGCTCCATCTGATATTCTTTCAGAGTAGAGGCTATCGTATAGTCCCCTAATTTTTTCACTAAACGATAAAAAAAAACCTTCGCACCTAACGCTATATCTATTGGCATATCTTTCATCACTTCTGCATAGAAGTCAGTACCCTGATATTCATGTATTCTATATTTACCACCTAATTGCCAAACCAACGGCCTGTACAATACGGCCATAGCTCTGTGCATATTCTTATTGTCAAATATGTAATTCTCTAAATCTTCCCATTCACCATAAGTCATTTTATCAAGATTAGGAATAAACCCAAATTCAACTTCTACTCCATCAGTACCTTTCATTTTGAAAGTATTTACTAATGGTGTCTTAGAGTTTAGTATCTTATAGAGATGTTCTATTACAGAATCAAAGCTAGATACTGGTATTTTGTATAATTCTTTAAGAGAAACACCACAGAATATCTCTAATAGCTTTTTATTTATAAACTCGTCAGACTCATTGTCTTTATTCTTTTCATAGATGTCTAAAAATTTAACCCATTGTTTTAGTTTAACATTTCGGAGTGTTTTAGGTATGTCTAATGTAAATGTATAATTCATAAAATAATTTTCTATAATAAGATAACGTAATTTATATTTTTTGTGTTAATTTTTTTTTATTAAATATTTTCACTATGTTTGTTACATGAATTTAATAGATGAAGACAAAACAATTAAATTTACTAGATTCAAGTGTCTAATTACTGAATTTAATTACGAAGTAGTGAATACAAAGTCTACAGGAAAAGGTATGACTAGAATTGTGGACACCTTAGTAAGAGAAGATGGTATGAGGAAAGATTTTACAAGAACAGAATTATTAACTAGATTTAAAAACGTACAGAAAGATGAAACAAAAAGAAATTATTGAACAATTTAGGCTATGCCACAAAGAAATTAGTGAAGATGGTGTATTTATAGACTATAATAGCGAAGGTCATAGCTTTTTAGCTACTTGGGACTACAATGACTGTGGTTTAGAGGTTTGTGTTACTAATAACAGCACTCATGAGATATTAGACGTATTGAGTGAAACTATATCTGAGATTTATGACATCATATGGGATGCTCATAGAGAATGGGTAGAAGACAGTAGAGACTACTACTGGACATCTAGAGGATTAGTTTATTCAAAGTAATTGTATGGAGTTTCAAGATGTAACCTCGTATGAAGATGATGAATCTATAATCACCATCTACATGGAAGCAAATAAAGATAAAAACTACTACTTCTTCAAACACATAGAAGATAAAACTACAGGTATGGAGGAGGTAAGAAGACAATCATTAAAATCATTTTTACTAGAATTTTATCTTATAGAGAAATTTATAAAAGGTAACCTAGTAAAAGATAGAGAATTTTTTAAGCAAGTAATGAATATTAAAACAAGTAAATTATGAATAACGTAGAAATTAAACCAACAAAGAAAGACTATTTTAGATTATTCCTAAATGGAGTAGATGTAACAGGTGAACAAGAAAGAAGTACTTTTAGACATATCCTAGAGGTAATTGATAACGGAATAGGAACAGGATTATAATTATGGAAGTAAGTAAAGAACAAATTAGCTTTCTAAAAGCAGTATTAACGTCTCAGTTGCTATTAGAGGCAAATGAAGAGTTAGTTTTAACAACAAGGTACAATAATGCCTTAAAACAGCAGATAAATAGAGTAAATAGGATGTTAGAACCTATTGTAAGAGAGAATTTTGACTCTGTATACAATACTGACCCTGAAATGGCTACAAACATACTTAATAAGATAGACTCTATCATAAATAAGGTAGCTAATCTAGATATAGATGAGTTAGTAATAGTAGATGCTGTAGTAGACAAGTACCTAGATAACAAAGAATGGTTCTTGAAACATGCAGAAAGTGAATTTTTAAGAATAGATTAATATGCAAAAAAGAATATGCGACTGCTGGTTAAGAGTTGGTGGTTGCTTTTGCGAACTAATAACAACAGAAAATAATGGAAACACAGATAATGGAACAAAAACTAATAACAAAGCAAGACATAATAAACGAAGTAATAAGTCAAGTAAATGATTTTTTCGCTACAGACTGTACTCAGAACAATAGAAGAAGAGATGTAGTAATCCCTAGAATGTATGCTTGTTGTATTATATCGGAAGTTATGCCTAGCTTAACACTAAGTGAGATAGGTAAAGCGTTTAATGTTAGTCATTGTACTATCATACACTACAAGAAAAAGATAGAAGATATGCTAAGTGTATATCCTAGAGAAAGGATGAACTACATAAGGATAAAATCATTGGTAGAGAAATCAGACGTATACAAAAACTCTGAGTTTGTTAAATCAATTACTCAACAAACATTACTAATGGAATTGTATGATAAAATCTTATCTAAAGATATACATGAACTAAGAGAACTATTAGCTAAATAATATGAATACAAGAGAAAAATACGCAGAGATGCAAGAAGAGAAAGATATCCTTAGTGGATTTAATAAAGTTCCAGACAGAAAAGGTATGCCAGTATTTACAGGTGTACTAAAATACTTCCCTAATGCCTTAAAAGAGGTGTCTAAGTGTTCTAAAGCTGGTAACGACCAACATCATCCAGACAAACCTCTTCATTGGGATAAGAATAAGTCTACAGATGATTATGATGCTTTATGCAGACACTTAATTGACCATACACTAAATCCTATTGATGATGATGGACAACTACATTTAACTAAAGTAGCTTGGAGAGCATTAGCAGGATTAGAAAGATACTTAACTGATAAGAAATAATTATGTACAGAAAGAAACTAATACAAAAATTACAACAATTAATAGACAGATTACCTGCTTGTAAAAAGAGACAGGAGGCTAAGAAAGATTTACTGGATTTAAAACTAAGTAAAACTGACTACCATTACATATCACTACAAAATAAATATAGAGATTTATAATAAATAGAATGACAGAGGAACAAGCAGAAGCTGGAAGAAGCGTATATCAATCATTAGTAATCAACTTACCAAAAGGATATTCAGAAGGAGAACCGTTGTATCTTGCTGAAGGACTATGGGTGTATCCTGATGGAAGAATGCAGGAATTATAAATAAAACCTATAGTAGTATAGCCTATTATAATATTTTTCTATAGTAGGCTGTATCTACCAAACAAAAATAAAAAAATACGTTATCTTAATATAACAATCACAGATGAGGTTCTGTATAACCCTCCAAACTTTAGTCACAATCGTAAGGCTATTGGCTCAGATACAATAAACCTCCTTAGGAACTGCACTTATAACCTTTATTGTTTTCGTACTCAGCACCCAGTAAGTATCCAACCTAACGAGTATCCTCATGCTAATAAGTTAACTAGCAATAACAACAACAAAAAAACAATAGGAGGGTGCATAAATTACTTTCCAAATAAACCTATGCGATATATCTTGAATTCATTGAAATGGGTTACTACACATCCCAATCCTTCGATTTACGTTGAATTCATTTAATTGAGTTACTACGATATCACACTATTCATATCACGTCAAATAAGCCATTCTAAGCGATTATAATTGTGTTACTGGTATGTTAGTATACATTGAGTTGATTAAGTTGATTAGAGGGCTTAAAAATGAGTTTAAAAGTTGGGTTTAACTTTATAAATAATTCTCATATTGTTTTTACTATAGTTTACAAAATATTTGTAATAAAAAAAGCACCTGCTAAAAGGTGCTATTTGTGTAGTTTATTAATTGTTTTTATTCTATTTGTTCGTAGCCAATAACCTCAACAAATCCTCTGTTTAAACTATTGGTGAGTTGTTTATATATTTTTGTTCGTTTTGGGTACTTACATTGTCTTACTCCTGCAATGTGTTTTGTGCCTCCTTCTTTAAAATAGTAGTGAAATTGTATCATGATTTTTTATTTACTTAATTGTTTTATTATCTTATTATAAATTTTCTTTGCATCTTTATTACTTTTTTCGTTAAGCATTGAAGCAATTAAAATACTTATGATTTGCTTTTGTTCGTACTCATAAAGACAAAGTATTTCTTTTATTATTTGTTCTGTTCTTTTGTTCATTGTGTTGTATTTTTTACATTCTTAATTTTATTTGATTATAAACTAAATTATAAAGGTGTTGACTATCTTTAAAGTTTAAGTTATTACCTGAATATGTGCTAAAATCATCAACAACCTTTTTAAATATTATATCCTCTAAATTGTATTGTATTATATTATCAGCACATTGTATTATTTTTTCTCTTTGTGTCATCTTAATAGTTGTTTAAATAGTTTGTGATTGCGTCGTATTCGCTTAAATTATATTCATCATTATAATCAGAATTAAAAAACTCATCGTAATACTTAGGCACTAGATTGAAAGCCAAATCATAAGATAAATTTTTCAATGGGTGCTTTGTGTCTGTCACCTGTGTTAAGTTGTAAAATAAAAATTCGTTGTAGTTCATTATATTTCAATTGTTAATTTATTAATATTTGGTTTTATTATTTCTGTTAACCTGAACTGTTGATATTTCAAACGGTACCTTGTCAGGTCGTTAGTTAATTTATAATTAGTTATTTTTTCATTTTCAGTATTGAATAATAAAAATACTTTTTTTGTGTTACTTAATTTTAATAGTAAGTTTAAATTAATCTTATATTTTTTTTGCATGATATTGTTTTTTATTTATTAATAGTTATTTATTACAAAACCTGTTTTGTCTGTCTTTGCTTTTCCTTTTGCTTTTAAGCCTAAAATAAAACCTTTGTATTTTAACATTTCGTTATCTGTTTTATCACCGTCAACAACTGGGATGCCTTTGTACGATTTTGGCAAAGAACCATTAAAAACGGCCGAAACATTTGCGCCATATTGTACGGCCTTAAAAATATCCTTTTCGTTATCCTCAGCCCTCGAAAATGTTAACGTGTAGTTTCTGTTATCCTGATATTTTTTTACCTTGCCTAAAATTTTTGTATAGTCATAGAAATGTAAATTTTTATAATTGTTTATATTAAAATTGGCATACTTTCTTAACAGGTAAATAAAATCTAGGTCGCTAGTTCCGTTTAGTCTTATCAAAGTTTGATTTATATTTTTACTTGCCTTTTTATCAATCTTTATTAATTCATTGGCCAATTGAATAACGAAACCTTTTTTGTCATGCAAAAAATATTCGGTTTTGTTTTGCCTTGCTTTTATTACATTTGAGAAAGCGCCACGCCCAGCAGTAAATAAACAAGCCTTTGCGCAACCTTTTGAGGCCTTTGGGCAAATGTTTATTCCTTTGCTGTTTTGATTGTAAGGCGCTAGATATAAAATGTATGTATCCTGTTCGTTTTTATTTGTCTTTGCGTTTGTGTTTCCTTTGCTTATAAGGTTTTTTGGTT